ATTCAGTCTGAAGTACTCCACCTTGGACTAGGTCCGTAGGTTTGCCTGCGCCGCCGTATCCTGCGGTTAATGCCTTGTTCAATGAATCGATATCTTGGCTAGATACGAGTCCTTGATCAAGTCCTGTTAATAGTTGGTTCAATGCGTCGTTCATCGTTCTCTCCTTTGATTACGAAATTTTATATTTCTTAGTTATTGATTCAAGGTCCTGACCCATTTCAGCCTTCGTTACGTCTAATGAATCTACTGGAGTTCCGGACTTTTTTAGTTCCCAGAGCTTAGAAGAAACTTGTGACTTCGTCAATGGTTCGCCAGAACCAGTTTCGTCGCTAGACTTAAACAACGGAGTTACGCCACGGCTTGAATAGCCTTTAGCAGCAACAGGTTGGTTAGATAGTCTGTTGACCATTTCAATAATGGTAGCAAGGCTAGACTCGAGTGGTTTCATCCGCTCTTCAACATAACCCTTCATTAATGAAGTCATCTCTGATTGAGATTTCTTCATTTTTTTATCCATATCTTCTTTTTCTTCTTCTTCGTCTTCTTCGTCTTCTTCGTCTTCTTCTTCGTCAGCTTTATCTAAATCTTTTTCTTCTTCTTTTTCTTCTTCGTCTTCTTTTTCTTCTTCTTTTTCGTCAGCTTTCGCTGCGATATTTCCATTAGCTGGTTTACCGGCAATTCCATCTTCGCCAGGACCGTCTAATTTAATTTCAGAAGCAGAAAAGCGAGACTTTTTAAGATCTTCTAATTCAGATAAAGTCTCGTCGATTAGACTGTTCAGACTTTTAACTAATTCGCTATTCATGTTTATCTCCTGTGGTTAAAGTGTTTAATTATTGACCCATGCCAATCATATCACTGTGTCCACGGATTTCAGCTACAACAACTCCTGCGCCGTCAAGAATTTGGATGTCATTCGCCATGCTAGCAATAGACGCCAAAACTTTTACTGCTTTAACAGAAGTCATTGCCGTTGCAAGAGAGATTGAACCAGCAACTTTCATGCTAATTTTTCCTGGATTACCTTGACCAATTCCTAGGAATGGAGAAACTGAATCATCAATTCCACCCAACATACTAGGCGTTGTGCTAACCTGTACATAACTGATTGTAATATCAGCCGCACCATCTTCTACTACTACATCGCTGCCTGTTCCACGAGAAACTATTTCCCCTTGGACTGCTAGATTGCGAGCTAGCTTATCTAATACATGTCTTTTCTGACCCATTGCAAATTCTCCTTAATGTGTAAGTTAGAGCCTATTGAACTCAACAGATACCACTATACCATGGTCTGTTGGTTAAACCTATAAGTAAATTATACCTTGTATTAGGTTATAAACTTGAATAGTTTATTTAGCGAGAATGCTTTATTGCACTCTCGACACTTTACTTGGTGTTGGTGGTGGATTTGCTCTTTACCACAATCGTCGCAAGTAATGAACTTAAAGCCCTTGGGTGGCTCTAAGGATTCGGACTGGATTACGCTGCCGCCTGTCAATGCACCTGGTGCACCACCCCCGCCATAACCAGCAGTTAGGGCTTTATCCATATTATTCTGTGAAACAATTTCATGAATCTTCTTTACATTGTCCACTATTTTATGCTCAACAGCTTTCTCTATCAATTCATGCCTAGATGGCAACTGAATTAGATCATCTGGAAGTCCAAGTTGAGCTGAAATTTCTTTAATTTTCTCAATATTATCAAGGACTTTACTAGCGCCAGCATGCCTAGTTATATGTCTAAAAGATGGTATATTAGTCTCTGCTAAGTGAAGTACAGACTTGATGAGCTCTTTATCTGTATCTATATTAGATAAGGACTTGTCTAAGGATGTGGGTTCTACTAGGGTAGCGTTGTTAGCTGGAGTGAAGGTAAGGGCTATGGAATGAATCTTTGTTCTTGCTAATAGCGTCGTATCTTTAATACCACGTGCAATAACACCACCCTCAACTGAGGCTTTAATCTTTAAAGGTGTATCAGATTGATGAATATTTCTTAGAATCGCCGCGGCAGCTCTAGCGTTTGGATGATCTTGGTCATCGTAAAGAAAGCCCTTAACATAGATAAAAGGTGCTTTTATCTTGTCCCAATAGTACTCTTGACGCTCGTTATCACAATCTTCTTTTTTAAAGATCTTCTTAGCGCCAGTGACTCGACCGATTGAGTTAAAGAATCCTTTTCCATGGTTATCATTAAAACGACCATTGCCAGACTCTAATTCAGATATATCGGCTCCCTCAATAGATAGGGTTTCGCCCTGTGTATCGCGTAGTTGCGATCCACCGCACATATCAATTTCTAATGGTTTCTTCTTAGTCATATGGTTATTTTACCATAGATAGGGCTATTTAAACCAGTATTACGTCTTTAATATCGCTATATTTATCTTTAAGAATTGGTAAAACGCCGTTAAATATGGTTATTTTACTAGATGGGCAGCCTACACAACCACCTTCTAATTGCAATTCGAGAGTTCCATTATAAAATGCAATGGCTCTAGCCGACCCATTATGCAAGGCAAGTATGGGAGCAACGTCTGAATCTATTAATTTTTGAATATCTTCCAATAAGGTCATACGTATAGCGCGTCATCGTCGAAAGAAGATCTCTCATCGATAACTGACTCTCCTTTACTTAGGTTTTGTTGAAGCTCTTTGAAAGAGTGAAATTCTTTCAATTTTGCAATACTAGTCTTTTCTATCTTTTTAACAGTCTCTTCCGAGATACAAAGAAGACCTGCTATTTCAATATAACTTACTTGCTCACTGGTGCTGTTATTAAATTCAGATCCATATTGGAAAAAACAATAATTGGCGAGTTGGTGCGAAATTGCCCAAGGGCAACCGGGTAGAGCATTTTCTTCACTCTCAGTTAATTCTCGACCAGCATTTCTAATTGCTTTCAATCTTAAAACCGCGAGTGGACACCAGGAACCTGGTAGTTGCTTTAAACTACGCGGACATCGCTCATCCATTGTCGGTTTTGATTTTTTCAAAATAATCTCATTATTAATTCGATAGTGAGGGTGCAGCTTCAGGTTGTGGGGCGGGACGACGAATGCCTAACAATTCAATTACATGATCCGCGTTATTTAACTTAATTTCAAATTTAGTACCTACTGGTTTACCAACAAGTCCTTGAATTAGAGCTGGAGTACCAGAGTCTGCTAATTTAAGACGTGAACGAAAAATACCTTGATCAGAATCGCCGCTAGTAGTAGATGTTAAAATAACAGTACTATCTGGCTCTACGAGATCGATAGATACAAAGCTATCTTTAAGATCTTCTTTATCCGAAGCCTCTTCAAAGTCTTTAAGACGTAGGGCGTTAGCTGCGGCCGCTAGTCGAACAGGATCGAGGCCTGCTACTTCTTGTGCAGCAAGAAGCTTATACTGCGTTTCAGTCACAAGTTGAAATAAGCGAGACATATCCTCTGCCATAGCTTTTTGGCTTTCCATTAAGCGCTGACACATCATTTGTGTCATACGAGCTGCCATTTGCATATTCTTGAGTTCAACATCTACAGTATTAAATTTATCTTTGGCAGATAGTTGTGGTTGTTGGCGAAATCCAGTAGTCTGTGTCATTATTTTTCCCCTTTTTCTTTTAATCTATTAACTAACGCTCTCAATACAAAAACCTCGTCCTTAGAGAAAGAATTAGGTTCTTCGCTACCGAGTATTGTACCCAACTTATTATTCAAAAATACCCTAACTTCTGACTCAATAGCGTCATAAACGTCATTACGGCCCTTGATAATTCTTTTTGATAATACATCATTGATTGCATTGGCTTTTTCAAGCTTCAACTGCTCTTTGGTCTTAGATGTCTTAGGTTCTAATTCTGGCCGCGCAATAACCACAGGCTGCTCCTCTACTTTATTCTTTTTAAACTCTGGAGTATCTGAGAATACTAATTTTTCAAAGCCATAGGTTTTGGCCATACGATCAAATAAAGTTCTAGCTCTAAGAAATTGAGGGCGAGTCAAGGGTTCATTGTTGTCTTGACACCGCTTCCAGTGAGATTCAACATCAGGATCGTACATTAAGATTCTTCTAACGCCTACTGCTGCTTCCATTTCACGGAGCGCTTCGATGTCTTCTTCTAAAAGAGCAGGGTCTCTACTATAGACAGTAGGCCAGATCAATTCGCCATAGTGACTTCGATCGAGAAGTATGTCTTGACTTGATGCTTGATGCAATAGATCCATCATGTCATCTAAGTATGACGGGCCTGTATAACCACGTTCTATGTATTTTTTAGAGGGGGCAGACATGTGGACAACTTCATATCCTTCTGCCTCAAAAGACTTAGCAACAGACGATTTTCCAGTCCTGTCAAGACCCTCCAGTATGATAAGTGCCATATATTATCCTTCGTATCTATTTCACTTACGGTTATTGCCATCTTCGATAGAATTATACTAAAACCGGCTATCTAAAGTTAGATTTCGCTATCTATCCATATGTCTTTGAGTAGTTCTGTATGATCGGCTCCGTAAACAATTTCTTTAATTAGATGTGGCCACTTATGGACCGCTCTCTTGTAGAAGAGTTTATATAGAAACTTATGGTACGGGACTGCTACTATATTTAGTAGCCATGTGATCTTATTACCGTGGGAACAATCCAATTTCCACAACCATTTAGGATATTGGCTATAACCATAGCCAGGGTGTGTGATGCTATGTATCTGACTCCATCCGAAGTCTACGTACACTCTCACAGTCCCAAATTTTTCTTTATGAGTCGCATCCATACGACCATACTTAATTAGACTAGTACCTATATAGTCGGCAGCATTATTGATACCTTTCCAGTCTACATTCTTGTCGCCCCAGTGATGCATAATATGCTCCTAATAGCAGTTAATCTATTGGAGGATTATACTTATTGGAGATTTGACTAGTGCTGATTATATTCGTTCTGTTGGAATGTAGTTCATAGCAATTTCTAATACTAAGTCTGTATCCACGGTAGCTAAGTCCCAGACAAATAGTATTTTTAGCAACATCATATGCGTGTGGTACTGCCTGTCAGTTCTTGCCTTTGAAGTTGGAATGTACCAGCAGCCCATTACTCTTTATCGCCTAGAACATTAATTGGATTAGCTACTACATGTCCGCCGACATTAGATGGGGCCGTAGCTCCAAATTGCTTAGCCGACTCTTGAAATGTTTGTCTGGCTGCGTTTCCAGCGGCGTCAGCTTTAGCTTGTTCCATTTCCATTTGATGCTTCTCTTCTTCACGACTATGTTTAGCATCTTCATGTTGAGATTGCTTATCTTGCAATTGCTGGGCCTGTTGCGCTTGGGCTTGTTGTCCTTTAGCTGCTTCTGCCGCTTGTTGCTTTTGGTCTTTAGAATTTTCAACAGCAAGAATAACATTCTGCCAAGCTAAGAAGGCATTATCACCAGGAATATACTGGAGCTCTTTGCGCTTTGAAGCACCTTTATCGCCTAGAAACTTTTCACGAATCTCGCCACGAGTATAGTTCTTTTCAACTAAAGCCCAGAAAGTCGAGTTAAGTGGCAAATCACCAATTGGCTCATTAATTTTAGATTTCTGTGATTGTGTCAATAAATCGTTCATTGATTTGAATACAGACATCTCAGCTTGCATTAGAGCAGTTTCTGATGCAGCAGTTTCGTCTGTGTATCCAGTGAATATGAATTTGTACTCTGTAGAGAGTTTTGAATCTAGGGCAGGAATGATCTCGCTGTTCATTAGATCTTCTACAAACATCAAGATTGGATATAGACCGCGTTCACGAGAATAAGCTATCTTATACTCGTTATTAGCTTGCTGAGCTGGAGCCTTACCGTTACCACTAATTAGGTAGTCGAGACCAAGTTCCATAGGGTCAATTTGGAATTGAGAACAGATGATTCTCAAAAGATGGTTATTAAAATTGATGTATTCCATCTCGCGAGCACTCGCAGACATTGGTACCCACTGAACTTCATCAAGTCCAGCTACAATTGGAGTTCTCCAAGCATGCTGCTGGCCACTAATTGTATTATAGAATTGACGACGAAAGTTAGCTAAGTTTGCTTGAGTCACTGTACCTTTAAGGTGCAAAATGCCTCGCGCAGCATAACCATGAGTAAAGAAATTAGAGTTATAATTCTCAACATTCATATGGTTTGTAACATTCAAGATACAAAGTTCCAATGGAGAATAACAATAACCGTTAGAATCTGCAAAATTCTGTGGATTGAATAATTTAAAAACTAGGTCTTCATCACCAAAGATAGCCATAGGCCTTTGATCGTAGGATACTTGGACATATTTATAAAAATCAAGTGGAACAGTATTCACTTGTTGTTCACGACGTGGATCATTATCACCCATATTCTGGTGATGAACCTTCATTTGGGTATTCAATTCTTTTTCTAAGAATTCACGACTT